GGATCATTGAGTAGTTGACCAGCTTGTAGCCATCAGGATGCACACTGACAGCTTCAGGAATAATTTGCTCAACTTCTTGCGCCATAACGCCGATGTGTTCGCCATGACCCCATGTGTCTTTGTAAGGCGTTTGATACTCAAATTTGTACAAGTTTAGACCGTTGTTTAGCACACCAATCTTGCAAATATTTTCTTTAATTGAAGCGTCAGAACCTACAGGTGGCAATCGGTTTAGGTATTGTTGATACAACTGATTTTGTTGGTTCATACCATACAAACCTATGCCTTGGTTAATAGCATTGCTAAACGCGTTTGCCGAACCAATTTGTCCTGCGGCCATAGCATTTCCTGCACCAGTAATTGCATTCATTTGGTTAGCAGTGTTTGTGGCATACGCGCTTTGACGAACGGCATTGGATGAGCCGTATATGTTTGAAAGATTAGCGCCGTAATTGCCGTAAGCAGCAGATTGACCAGCGCCAGTTCGTGCAGCAATATCGCCAACGGCTGAACCGTAATTACCATAAGCAGCGCTTGCGCCAGCACCAGCATTTTGAATGGCTTGTGAACCACCAGCGGCTAAGTTACCCGCAGCGGTTGCTTGCATAGCCGCTGAAGCCTGGCCACTAGCTGCCAAAGCCTGCAAAGGAGCAAGTTGGTTTTGACGCGCGGTGGTAAATCGATTAAAAGCATTGCCGTATTCTTGGGCTTGGAATGCTTTATTGGCTTGAAAACGGTTGAAAGCGTTGTTGTACTCTTGAGAACCCATTTCTTGGCCAAATCGAGCCGCCGCTTTAAGCGCAGCGCCTGATTGCAACCCACGGCTAGCAGCAGTCGAGCGCTCAATGGCTTTTTGACCTTCAGCCACGCGGAATGCGTAGCCGGGATCTTGTTCCATCTGCGTTTTATTAAACTCCTGAAACAAAGTGTTGGGGTCAAACCCTTCTACCTTAAACGCTTCTGTTGCAGAACCATAGCCAGGCGCGTCTTTGTTGCCGCTTAAACCCAATAAGTCCATTAAACGGGCTTGGCCTTTTTCGCCAGCCTCTTTAAACGAGCTTAAATTTTCAACTTGTTTATTAAACAATTCGCGTTGCAAGCCAAGCGTTTGATTAAGCGCAGATTGTTGTGCTGCTAATTGCTTATCAAGTGCTGCGGCAGCGGCAGCGTTACCAGCGTCTGCGGCTGTTTTTTGAGCCGCAAGAGTTTGTGCTAACGCATCTTTTTGAGCCGCAATTTGCAAATTGACATTTTCTCTGTCAGCGGCAATTTGCAACTGAAGTCCTTCAAGACTTGCTGTGCCTGCTGCTCTAGCAGCGCCAGCTTGAGTTTCTGCCGCACTTGTGGCCGCGTTACTGCTTATGATTGCGCTGCCAACAATTGCCGTGCCTGCTATCCATGCACTCATAATATTTCTCCTTGCATTACAAAGCCAAAATTAACTCTCATTGACGCTCGATAGTCAACTAATAATTCATCGCCTGCGCTGATTTTACGCGCAGCAACCGCAAATATGTCATTTCCAACCAATTTTGGTTGAATATTGCTGTTTTGGGAATGATTGATAAATCTTCCCCCAGGCGTACGCTTTCCGTCAAGTCTGCCTGGGCAAACAGTTTCACCGGCTTCAAAGTCTTTTGTTGCAAAAAGTCCAAGGCCGTGGATGCTTGAAGGTTTTAATTCAACGTGCCACCCATCAGGCATGTCAATCAGGTCTGATTCAATTTGCGCTATCTTGGTTACGTCAGCGTCTGTCATGCCCAACTGGTGCAAAAATAAACCGTAGTCAATCCGTGCTTTTTGAATTTCTGTTCGGCTATCAGCCAACCCGCACTCAGGGACAACGTACAGTCGGTCTTCAAGAATTGCAAGGTCTGTGCAATTGTCAGGATTGTCGTAAACGTCGACCCAAACTACTTCTTCATCAAACACCCGGCCAGCGCGTTGCATCCCCGCCTTAGATTCAAACTCACAAGGCGCTGTAAGAATTTTAACGCCGTCGTCCGTGTTTACCGCAATTGTGCCTTTTTCTAGCCGCACACGATAGGAAGTCTTGTGTTCTGCGCCCGTCAGCACAGTCCACGCTGGAATCTTAACGGCGCGTTCGTACACACCGGGCAAGAACGTGTGCGTTGTCACAATGTCAGCCTGTGGCATCTTTAGCAATTCGTTTTGAAGCGCTTTGACCTTTTCGGCCATAGACAACGCAACAGCAAAGCCTTTGCCGTATGTTACTGAGGATGGAGCGTATGTGATCATGATGCCATGATTACCCAGTTTGTGCCGTCCGATACAAGGGTTGCCCATGCGCCCACGGTAGCCGCAAGAATTGCCGTGCCTGGCGTAGCGCTACCAATTGGCGCAACATTGCTAGAAGCCGACACAAGGGTCTGGGCTTGAAGGTTTTTAAACGTCACTGCACGGCCACCCCAAGTTGATGCTGCGGGGAGTGTGACCGTGCAAGTCGAGCCTGACTTGTTGTTGATGACCCAGCCTTCAGTGTCGGCAAGCGTAAAGTTAGCAACTTTGGTGGCAATAGTTGTTAAAGCCATGCCTGTGCCGCCGTTGGCTGTAGGCAACACCCCCGTGATTTGAGTGGTTAGGTCTACATCCGACAAAATACCACCTAAAGAAATATTGCCCGCTGTTGTTACAACGCCGGTTAATTTAATCCCGTTAACACTGCCGATTCCGTTTACTTGCGTAACGCTACCACTGCCAGAACCCGCACCTAAATTTGCACGGGCTTGGGCTGCGTTATCCGCGCCTGTGCCGCCGTTTGCAATTTGAGCAATGCCCAAGGTTGAACCGCCGGACACAACATAAATGTTGTTTAAAAACCTAAACCACTCGCGTGAGATCAACCCCGTACCGGGGTCAATCAACGCAACCCGCGCCGAGGGAATTTTGGTAACATTTTGAGGGTTAAGCATTTGTTGGACTTGCAGTAAGTTCAGCACCCATAATTGCAATCTTTATGGGGTCAGTTCCTGATACCTCATACACACGATCGCGCAATTTTAAAGTCATGCCCAATCTACGCCAAATAACACGGCGACCCCATTGGCCAACCAAACCCATTGACCGCCAGTGGCTATTGCTCCAAGTGTGGCCGCCATCGTCAGACCAACGAAGCATAACTTGTGGGTCAATAGCGGTTGCGCTAATTTGGCTTTTTTGAACCAATATTTTGCCGCCCGCGCTACTGGTAGTAGCTAATACAAATGTGCCGCCGTTTTCTTGAACGAGGTCGTCGCCACTTTCTGTAAGCAGCACTTCGTTAAGCAATGGGTCGGGATACTCCCATGCAAGAAAATCCCCGCTTTCGGTAAGCAAGTCTTGATTAGCTTCTGAAACGTCAATAACTACGGGCGTTGTTGTAACACTATTGTCAATCGCGCCTGTTTCAGCATCAAGTTGCAATGCGTGATGAGCGCTACGTTTAAGATTGTTAGTCCCAGTAGGCAATGCTCTCCATGACCGAAGCCACTTTTGAACTGCGCCGTTGTCTGAAAATGTATTTAAGTCAAAAGCGTAAATGTTGCCAAGTTCATGGTCGCCGACAACAATTTCATTGTTAAACGACATTTGGCAGTTTGACCGGTGACGGGTAAATGACCCGTTGATAAACGCCGCCCGTTCATGCCACAACGAAGTGGCAACATCAAACACCCATGTGGTGTTTGCCGAAGGAAAGATTAGCACATAAAACGCATGACCGTCTTGCTGATAGGTGTACGCAATTGCATCAGACAAATTGCCATATTGTTGGATTTGCCATTCAACAGCATGCGTGGATATGCGTTGGGCTGTGTAGCCATTGGCGCGGTAAACAATACCACGGCCACGAGCGTCTGCACCTAGCCAAAAAATACCGTTGTCTAGTTTGGCAACCGAAAACGCGGCAATACAGCCCACTTCATTAAACGCGCCCTGCACAGGACTTAAAGGAAAGTCAGCGCCGCCAGAGTTGTACCAAACCTCAACTGAGTTAGTGCCAAACAACCATGCTTCGCGGTGGTCAATTAAAACCGACACCAAGCCGTCAGGAGAGCCTTCAGCGCTAGCAAAATCAAGAGGGTCAATGGATGTACCATCTAACAAACTGGTGATCCACAGGCGCTGGCTATTGGGTTCGTTGAACACAAAATAGCCGTCTAAATAACCCACGGTTACAGCGCCGGGGAAATCTAGGTCATCAATCTGTTTAAATTGAAGCGTTAAACTGTTATAGATAAAGCTGGGACCGTTGCAAGCCACAAACAGTTGTGTGCCGTTGTCTGACATGCTGACAGGGCCAGATGATCCAGCTACTGTGCCGATAGGAAACGTGTTCCAAAGCGTGTCAACTCTGTACAACACTTCGCCCGATACAACGTATCCATAACCGCCAAATTGCCATAAGCCACGAATTGGGCCATCGCCCATGTTGGCAAGGAATTGCAAGCCAGGGGCGCGGTTCAAAAACGCTGGCTCTTTTCCACCCTCAGGAACAACCTCGGGAAAAAGATTGACCATGCGGGCATCAGCAGCATTGACGCTGCGGGCCACATACGATGACCCAAGGATTGGGGTTTTCATTAGTAGTTACCGGCGTAAATGTTGAAACGCTGGCGTGTTGCCACAATCGCATAAGGCAACGACATCACATCGTCTGGGTTATTGATACGCTTGAGATTGCGCTTGCTTGTCATGGCAATGCGTTGCACTTGTGGGCTTGGCTCAACGCCAAACTCAGGCGCAATTTCCATTGCTAAATTGTAGGTAAACGCCCGCAAATAGCCTGGTGGAAACAACATTTGTGTTGCCAACGTAGCGGGCTGATTTATTTTTTCAACCGAAATAAAGTGCCATTCCAAGTCCCGCGTGGGTTGCGGGTATACCGTCATTGTAAAATTGGGGTATGTGTTATTAACAAAAATAACTTGCGGGTATGTAGATGTCACGGTTTTTACCGCAATACCGTCATATTGTTGTTGATTTATAAACTTAATACCAAACGACACGTTTGTGCCTGGGTCACGGTAGTAAGTTGCATCGTCTAGCAACACTGGGCGCAAGCCCACAAAGTTACCCGTTGGGCCAAGCGTGCGTGTAATCTGACCCGCAGGCCAAGTAAATGTTTGGTCTTGCGTGGCAAACACTGACAAGCGTTCAGTGTTCCACGAATCGATCATCTGATCAAGCGCAGTCAGCGCGTCATTCGACATGTCTGCTGAAGGCGTTTCACCTTCAGCCAATACACCTAGCAAGCGCAATGCTCGGTTGATTTGTTCGCCAGCGGTGTACGTTGCCATTCTCAGACTCCTTCGGTTGCACCCTCGACAACTTGAGTTCGACGGGTAGATTTGCGTTTTGTCCCCAATACGTTTACGGGGGCCGCATCTTCGGAGTCCGAAGGCGTGTCTACATTGTAGCGTGTCCAGCCATTTTTTTCATCTGCTTCGGCTTCAAGTTCCATTGTGGCAACTTTACAACCATGAACTGGGTGATTAAGATAAATCGTTGGCATTGATGTTTTCCTGCTGTTTTAACTGTTCAAGCCAATATCCGCAATCTTGTAACGCACCGAGCGTTGCATCCAAATCTGAACGCAAACGCTCGGCTTGTTTTTGCAGACTTTGCACCCGTTCCATTATTACTTCACGAGTGATCATCTTTAAGCAGCAATAGCAACCGTAGAGTACAACGGCAAGTAACGAATGCCGTCAGGTGTAACTACTTTAATTGCTTGAACTGGTCGCGCTGTTGAGCCTGTTGTTGTGTCTTGAAGGAACTTACCCGAACCTTTAGCCACGCCAGCCAGATTAAACAAAGTACCGTTTGTGTCAAATGTTGCTTTATCAGCGCCATAGGTACTTAAATAGAAAAACGATGTGTTTGTGCCGGTCGCAGCGCCGGAAGGCATGCCGATTTCAGCTTCAAACGCAGCGTAAGTACCTTGCGTACAACCCGCAGACAAAACTACTTCGCCAACAGTACCCGAAGCCAACCCAGTTACTCGGCCGCTTGCGCCGAATGCTAGGTAGCCATATAGACCATTAGCGTATGCGCCCAACGCGACATTTGCTTCTAAGTCTGACTTGCTTGCCCAACCCACAGCCCCAGCACCCGTGAGAGTAAGGGTAGTTGTAACAGCAGCAGCGTTGGTGCTACCAGTTGATGCGTCTGTAACATCAACGGTTGAAGCGCCAACCACAGTTATGCTATCAAATTGAGGATCGCTATAAGCGACTCCTACGGCTTTTGTATTTGGCATGATTTTTCCTTTAAAAATGAGGGCCGAAGCCCCCATTTAGATTTAGCTAATGCGGTACACAGTCCAAGCGCCATCGCCAGTTTTACGGGCACGGAAGTGGCCCGAAGTGGCGTTGTCAACTTGCATAGTGCCTACAGCCGTCCAACCAGTGCCAACAGCCACTGTTACATCGTCACTGCCGCCGTCAATGTTGATGACAAAAAAGTCAAACGCGGCATTTACTTTAGAAGCGCTAGAAATGTCTGCTTCAACCAAAGCTACGGTTGGCAATGTTAAATTGCCAGCAGCGCCGTCAAATACAAACAAACCATTTGCCAGTTGAGCAGTTGTCATTGTCGCAGCAGCAGCTATGGCTGCGGGAGCGCCTTGAACAAACAATTGTGCTTCGCCGGTATTACCGTCGCCAAGCTGGTAGCCACCAGCACCATTAGGGAGAGCCATGATATTTTCCTTTAAAAGATGTTACGAAATGAAGCCCCCAAGGGGGCATTCAGATTAGCCCCAGATACGGCAGGCCATTTGTGGACGAATTGTGCTGAAACCGTACAAAA